GGGGAGTCTAATGCTCAATGGTGTCGTTTCGCTTTATTCAAACAGTCCTAACCCAACTGGTTATGGGGAGCAGAGCAAAATCCTGCTCGACCATTTGGTTCGCGATGGGGCAACGGTTGCCATGCTTTCCAACTACGGTTTGGAAGGCAACGTCAGCACGTATGAAACTGCGTTCGGTCCAATCCCTCATTACCCTCGTGGCGTGGACGGCTACTCAAACGATGTCGCTCCTTTGCACCACAGCCACTTCAAAAGCCAGCACCCAAACAAGCCTGACTTGTTAATCACGTTGTATGACGTGTGGGTGTTGCAGGGCAAAGGTTGGGAAGAGCAAAACGTCGCATCGTGGGTTCCGTTGGACCACGTGACTATGCCACCAAAGGTTCAGGAATGGTTGAAACGCGACAACGTCACACCAATCGCTATGGCTCCTCACGGTGTTCGCCAAATGGAGTCGGTCGGTATTGAGTGCGAGTATGTGCCTCACTCAATCAACACCAGCATTTTCAAACCAACCACCGACTACAAAGGCAAGCACGTCCGCGACTATATGAAAACGGACGGCAAGTTTGTGGTGGGCATGGTCGCAGCTAACAAAGCATCTGGGTTGGTGCACCGTAAATGCTTCTCGGAGAACCTGCTGGCGTTTTCTATGTTTCGCTCCAAGCACCCTGACGCGGTCTTGTATTTGCACACCGACCCGTTGGGTTCGGCTGGTGGCTGGAACTTGCTGAACGTCCTGAAGGGTTTCGGCATTCCAAAAGAAGCAGTCATCTTCCCAAACTTTGTGGACTTCAAATACGGCATCTCGCAAACGGAACTGGCTGCTCTTTACACAGGCATGGACGTGCTGCTTGCACCGTCTTATGGTGAGGGTTTTGGTGTGCCAACACTTGAGGCTGCTGCTTGTGGTGTGCGTGTGATTGGTTCGGGTTGGGCTGCGACCCCTGATTTGATTTCAGAGGACGGTTGGCTGGTTGAGGGGCAACCTATGTGGGACGCTGGGCAGGACGCTATTTGGCAGGTTCCGTTGGTTCCGTCGATTGTTGCTGCGCTTGAGGAGGCTTACAACGCTCCTCGTGGCACAAGCCTCGCGCAGGTTGAGTTTGCGCAAGGCTTCGCCATTGAGAAGGTCTGGGACGATTACTGGTTGCCTGTTCTGAACCGTCTGCTGGTTTAGTTTGGTGTGCTGTTTCGTTCAGCCATTGCTGCGCTGAAGACCAAGCGTAGGAATTCGTTCTGAAGGCTGAATGCCTGATTTGAACTGCGGTTTGCGTTGTAGATTGCCATGTCGTAACCGTGGTGTAGCGCACCAATTCTGATTTCATGGTCTTGTGTGAAGAGGTCGTATAGTTCGGTGAATAGGGCAGCGGCTTCTTTTAGGTTGTCGGTGCTTCCGTAGCGTGTGACAAATGCGCCGACTGGGAGTGACGCTTCACGAACTTTGATTGTGGCACGGAATAGAGCATCGGTTTCGTGTGCGGTTAGTTCGGTGCGGGTTGGAGTTTCCATTTTCGGATCCTTTTCTTTTGGTCGTGTGTTGCCTTGGGTTAAGTATAGCAATTTTTTACAGAAGAATGTCAAACAAATAAACAATCTTTTTTTGAGATTAGAATTGACCCATAATACTTAGGAGCACCCATTGGCAATCACTAACGGTTACTGCACCCTTGCAGAAGTCAAAGCCGCACTCCGCATCGGGGACAGCGTTGACGATTCCCTGCTAGAACAAGCCGTCGAGTCCGCTTCACGAGTAATTGACGGTTACGCAGGACGCGCGTTTTACAACGCAGGAACTGCAACACGAAACTATGTCGCACAGGACAACTACGTGACCATTGTGGACGATTTGCAGTCTGTGACCAAAGTAGAAACCACCTCAGAAGCAGGAGGCTCCTACACCGAACTGACCAGCGGCAACTACCAACTAGAACCGCTGAACGGTTTCGCAGACGGACTGAGCCAACCCTACACAGCGATTCGCGCTCTTGGACGCTACTTCTTCCCAGCGTTCGGTGGTGACGCTTTGGTGCGTGTCACAGGCGTTTGGGGTTGGGCAGTAGTTCCGACTGCAATCAAACAAGCGTGTGTGATTCAAGCCAGCCGCATCTTCAAACGCAACGACTCACCTCTTGGTGTGCTCACCGCACCAGACCTCGGTTTCATCCGTGTCGGTTCACGCCTCGACCCAGACGTGGCACAGCTCGTTGACCCTTATCGCACCATGCGGACGTTCGCATAATGGCTTCCCTAACAACGCTCCGCGACAAGATAGCTGCGAACCTGCAGACCATTACTGGACTGCGCACAGGTGGTTTCATCCCTGCACAGGTAAACCCACCGTTTGCCATTGTTGCACCAGACAGTATCGACTACCACCGTGCGTTCGCAAACGGTCTGTCGACCTACAATTTCATCATCACGTTGGTGGTGGGAATGGCTTCCGAGCGAAGCGCACAATCCCTTCTTGACGCATACTGCTCCCCGACAGGCGCGTCGAGTATTAAGGGTGCGTTAGAATCAAATAAGACACTCGATGGTCAGGCTTTTGACTTGAACGTGACTGGAATGCGAAATTACGGTTCGACCGTGATTGGCGAGACAACATACTTGGCAGCCGAGTTCGACTTGACTGTTCAGGCTAACTAACAGGAGAAAATCACATGGCAAAATACGTGATGACCAACACCAAGGTCACCATTAATGGCACGGATTTCAGTTCGGCACTTAACTCTGTTGAGTTGGCTCTGTCGGCTGATGAAGTGGACACCACTAACTTCGGTGGTTCAGGTTGGAAGGGCAACGCTGCTGGTCTAAAGTCTGCAGCCGTTACTTTGAACTGGATGCAGGACTTCGGTGCTGGTTCGGTCAACGCAATCCTTCAGCCACTATTCGGCACCAACGCAACCGTTGTTTGTATGCCGACCAGCGCTACCGTTTCAGCAACCAACCCGTCATGGTCTGGCGAGTTCGTTGTATCACAATACTCACCTATCGCTGGAGCCGTTGGCGACCTTGCAGTCTTCTCGACTACTTGGAACTCAAACGGAGCCATCACCTACGCAACCGCTTAAGGATAAAAATTGAAAATCAATCTACGCATCCAATTTGTAACAGGCGAAACCAAGGACGCAATTGCTGGTCCTGCAGACCTTGTTGCTTTTGAGGATAAGTTCAATCTGTCAATCGCAAACCTTGAAGCAGAGATGCGTGTGACGCATTTGCTTTGGTTGGCTTGGAAATCTGAAAGCCGTCAGAAGCACACCGCTTTGGAATTTGATGCTTGGCTGGAAACAGTCGAGTCTATTAATCCAACTGACTCAAAAAAATAACAGGGCTGGGCGACCAATCGCTCACGTGGTATTTGGTCAGTCTGGCTTACGAGTATCACATTGCTCCCAGCGTCCTTGCTCAAGAGAGCGAGCGTATGTTGTGGACGATGGGACGCTATTTGGCGTGGCGTAATCAAGAGCAAAAAAAGAAGAGATGAGAGAACCCCTTCCACCGTTTGGTGAGAGGGGTTTTCTTTTTGGGGTTAGTTGTTTTTAGTGATTTCAAGAATTGGCAGGTCGCCGAAGTGTTTGACTGATGCCTCGATTGCCTTGTTGAGGTTCTCGGCTGCGATTACGATTTTGATATATGCGGCTGAGTCTTGCGCGATGCTGAAAGTGTAGGTGTTCATTTTTGGGTCCTTTTCTTTGGGTGGTTGGTTAATTTTCGTATCCGCGTGAGCGTAGGACACGGGTGACTGCTCGGTATAGTTCGGTGGTTTCTTGATAGAACTTTAGACCTGCTGGGGTGTTGATGTTGTTGATGCCTCGGATAGAGCGCTCTAGGTCTTGCTGTGAACCAATGAGGCTGGCGGTGGTGCGAGCCTTTAGGTCGTAGTTGTTGATGATTTGGGTGGTGGTTAGGTTGATGGTGGTTGCTGACATTTTGGGGTCCTTTTCTTTTTGGTTGTTGGTTAGGCTTTGAAGATTACAAGCGAGTTTGGGTTTTGGATTTCGGCTAGTTTTGAGGCTGCGTATACGTCGTCTGCTACTACTAGCACTGGTGCTACGGTGAACTTGCCGTTGGTGTTGCTTACGATTTCGAATTTGAAAATGCTCATTTTTTGCTCCTTGGTCTATTTCTTCCTATGGTCCAAGTATACATCTTTTTACAGGCAATCAAGCAAATTGGTAAAAAAAGTTCAGATTCTTTTTGGCAGATAGAATTGAGAGGTTAGGAGGCACGCATGGCAGAGCCATTGATAACAATTCCCAAGTTCATCGGCAACCTGAACGCGCCTGGTCTTGGACCGCGCGACATCTCTGTCAGGGACGTGCGCGAACTCCAAAGACGCTTGAAAGAAATTGAACCACGCCTACGCACCCAAATCATGCGCGATGTCAAAGCTCTCGGTAAACCTATCGAACGCCAAATCAAAGCAGGCATTACCCAAATCACTCCACCATCAGGAATGTTGAAAAGCCGTGGTCGTTTAGGTTGGGGTGTTATGCGACCAGCCGACGCCACCCAGTTGCAGTTCCGAACCCGAATGCCTGGTCGCTCCCTAACCACCTCGCTACTCCGTGTGCGAGTCACAAACCCAGCAACCACAATGGCTGACATGGCAGGACGTTCAAAACGGTGGGTTGGTAAAGGCACACAAGGCACCGGTCGCACACGCGACTTCTCCAGACCAAGCAACGGTCGCTCTATTGGAACAGTGATGTCACGCAAAGTCACCAAGTCTGCTGGTAACAAGTGGATTAGCCGTTTGAACCGTATGCAGGGCATTGGTAAAAACAAAGCGTCCCGTTTCATTTATCCATCGGCTGAGAAATCTATCCCAGCCGTTTCGCAAGAGGTCGAACGCGTGCTGCGTAGCGCCTATGCGTTTATTAATAGACAGGGATTGTAATGGCTGGAAGCATTGCCGTTGTTCTAAAATCCGTTTTTGACAACAAGGGTCTGAAGAAGGCTCAAGATGGTTTGAGCGGTCTTGGCGACTCTATGAAGAAAATGGTGTCGGTCGCTGCCGTTGCCACTTCTATCACTTTGGTTGCTCGTGCAGCAACTGACGCAGCACAGGCTGCAACTCAAGACGCTAAATCTCAAGCGTTGCTTGCGAACTCGATGCGCAACAGCGCCAACGCTTCTGATGAGCAGATTGCTTCCACGGAAAACGCAATCACAGCCTTAGCTCGGATGTCGGCGGTTGCTGATGACCAAATCCGTCCTGCAATGTCTACTTTGGTGGGTGTCACTCATGACGTGACTAAGGCTCAAGAACTTACAGCGTTGTCTTTGGACTTGGCTGCTAAAAAAGGCATTACAGTTGAGGACGCTGCGTCGAAGATTGCGAAAGCGTATTCGGGGCAGACTGGTGCGCTTACTAAACTGATGCCAGAGTTGAAAGGCTCAACCGACCTTTGGGGTGACCTTTCAAAAGCCGTTGATGGTTCGGCTGAGATAGCTGCGAACGCTGACCCGTTTGCTCGTATGACTCAAACTATGGATGAATTGCAGGAGACCTTTGGTTATGCAGTCCTGCCATTGTTTGACGCGTTAGCGACTTGGGTAAATGAAAACCAAGGCACGCTTGGAGCGATTTTCGAACAACTGGGCACCGCGCTTGTAAACGTTCTGCCTTTGATGACACCGTTGCTTGACCTGTTCTTGATGATTCTTGAACCGTTGGGTGTGTTGGTGAGTGAACTGATGCCACCGTTGACAGAGATATTTGGCATCTTGATTGCTGTGGTCACACCTTTCATTGGTGTTTTGGTCCAGTTGATTCAAACCATTGTTCAAGCATTCATGCCTGTAATGGACCCGATGCTTCGAGCTCTCAAATCGTTGGCTGACATCATCATTAAATACTTGGTCCCTTGGTGGCAATACTTGGCAGCGATTTTCATTGCAGCCTACACCCCGATTGCGAAACTCGCCGAGATGATTTGGAGCGGTCTGGCTTGGGCTTTGGACGCTCTGTATAAAGCTCTCGGTCCTGTATTCGACGCTTTGAAACCAGTCCTTGAAGCCATCATGTCAATCATGGGTATCAAACCTATTGACCTGTCTGTGTCGGCTTCTATGGACACCTCTGCGTTGGATAGTTTCGTTATGCCAACCTTTGACCCTAGCGCTTTCACTATCCCTGCACCTATTGTCCCTGTTGCACCAACTGGCACACAGGTTCAGAACACAATGACGGATGCTGAAAAGAAACGTCAGACCCAGATTCAAAAGGTGGCGGACAAGATTGCGAAGTCTTGGCAGGCTGCTAAAGACCGTGTGAAGAAGGCAAAGGCTGCTTTCCGTGACACCGTTTCTATTGAGGATGCTGTTACTGAAACTGCTGGTGGTTCGTTCCGTGCACGTTCGGCTCCTATGTTGCGCAAGATGCGAAAACTTATTGAGGGTGCGAAGAACTTCGCTAAGAACATCACCGAGTTGAAGAAGAAGGGTGCTGACAACGCCTTGATTCAACAGTTGGTTGACATGGGTCCTGGTGCTGGTGCTGCTGCTGCTGCCGAGTTGTTGTCGTCTGGCAATTTGGGTGAATACATGAACCTGCGCACCCAGTTGGCAACGATTGGAACACAGGTCGGTGAGGCTGCGAACGTGGCAATTACTGGTTTGTCTTCTGCTGGTTGGGCTTCGGCTAATACTGCTGCACAGGGCATGGTCAACTCGAACAACAACACTTACAACATTAACTTGAACAAGGCTAACCTGACCTCGGCTGACATCATCGGTTATATTCGAAGCTATGAACGCTCAACTGGTCGGAAGGTGCTGGTGTCTTAATGCCTAGTCCTCTGCTGAAAGAGTTCAACACCACAGACGGCCTTGCTATTGAATTGGAAGAAATACCTGCTGGTGTTTTTATCCTTGGCACGTCGCTCCTTGGTGGAACTGATGTGTTGTCGGACGCACCTACTATTTGGACCAGCGTTGCTTCTAACGTTTCAAACATCAACATCAGCCGAGGCATGACACGCGACGGAATTTATCGTCGCATTGAAACAGGCACTTGCGACCTGACGTTTACAACTAAAACTTTTGACCCTTGGGTGAACAACTCGGTGCGTGTGGGTGCGAACATGAGAGTGTTGGCTTACCCTAACGGCAAGGACACAATCACCAATCTGGTGCCTAATCCTAGTTTTGAATATGGCACTTCTAGTTGGTCTGCTGTTGGTGCGACTACTTTGACATCGGATAGCACTAAATATGTTTATGGCGACAGCAACCTTTCGACTAATAAATCATTAAAGGTGGTCTGCCCTGCGACTGCTTCGGTGGGTGCCATTAGTGCCATGATTCCAATTAGTGGAAATGCTACTTATAACGCATCAGGTTTCGCTTACGCCGACCTTGCACGCTCTATGAGTTTCATCGTTTATGAATATGATGCAAGCGCTGCTTTGGTCCAAACCAACACTTATCCTTTCGTTGGTGAAGGTGCGTGGCAAACGTTTGAGTTGAGTTTGATAACTAATCCTGCAACGACTCAGATTCAAATTTCAGTCTTGAACCTTACTGCTACCGTAAACACATTTTGGGTAGATGCTATTCAGGTGACTGCGGGTTCAACACGCCTCCCTTATTTTGACGGTGGTTATGTGCATAACCTAGACACCTCAACTGGTTGGAACGCGATGGGTATCGGGTCAGTTGGTGTGTCATGGACAACTCAATGGTCTGGAACTTCAGGCAACTCTGCAACCATCGCAACTCCTGTTGGTTCACCATTGTTCGCTGGAGAAATCGAAACGCTCTCAATGTCTTATGACAAGAATGGGTGGACCAACGTGACCGTCTCTTTGGTAGACGCCACCAAAGCCTGTCTAAACAATCGAGTTGCTGAATACGTTTCACCAGGAGCAACTGACACAGCTAACGCAGTCGTAACAGCAGCAGTAGCAGGCACAGGACTTACACCTTACAGTGGCAATGGTGCTGGGCAAGTTGCGACACTTGGCAATTTTGATGTTGTTGAAACTGTGGCAGGCGATTTAATCACTCAAGCCATTGACGCAGAGTATGGTTGGTTTTGGATTGACAAATCAAACACCCAATACATTTGTGTTGGACGCGATTTCATTATCACCACTCCAACCGATTTAACATTCGGAAACGTATCTGCCGAATCAGACACTTATTTGCCTATTCGTGAAATTGAAGTAAATCTGAACACTCAGGAGATTGCCAACTCAATCAAGGTCAGTTCATCTTGGGACACTGGTGCAACCCCTGTCGCAGTTATAGACCAAGACTCCATTGATTTCTATGGCGAGGTTTCGGCTGACGTAAA